AGCAATATTCAGTGATGGAATGATAGCGGCAGGGATGGTCAAAGAGCAAGACGAGATAAACCAGATATCTGATGCAGTTGAGCAATCTTTGCTGTACTATCTGAACAATGTGGGCGAGCATAGAAGCACAGCGGATAGAGAAGAAGGCAGACTTGCTCAAAATAGATACGCACACTATCAGAAACAGAATCCTCATACACCTCGTGTAATGAAGTCACTCGGCCTTGATGAAGATGATGTGGATGTGTTTGTTGAAAAATGTTTGTTTCCAGAACTTAAAGAAGAATTAATCAAAGTTAGTGGGGTGCCATATAAAGTTAATAGACGAGATATTAAGCTATAGATTACCACCTCAGGCCACGATCTATGGTCTAAAGGGAAGTGATAATTCAGCCGCAATGTATGCTTGGGCTACATTCGCAGGATTAGATGTAGAGTTCTTGGATCTGGGAGAAGACTATGATTTAGTCGAGCTAATGGATTTATTTCCATGTGCTGAGATGGTGCCACAGATAATGGTTGATGGCCTAGATGTAGGCAATCTAGAAGAGTTTAAAGAGTGGTTAAAATATACCATAGGGTAATTATGAATAAAGCAAAGCTAGTAGCATGGATCACATTCACATTCTTTCTCGCTAAGGGTCTAGTGTGGGTAGCAATATTTTCTGCGGCCTATATAGGAATTGATCTTATTACTTGACAGATAGCTGAAATAGTGCTATAATTACTACTTAATGCGGATGTGGTGGAATTGGGAGACACGCTAGATTTAGGTTCTAGTATCGTAAGATGTGAGAGTTCGAGTCTCTCCATCCGCACCAAATAAAGATGAAATACCACTTGACAATGGGTGCTATTGTTGATATAATAGCTACTTAATTGATCGAGTTGAGAGTATATTATGCCTGTTTTAAGATTTCTGTTTCAATTTGCCATTATCATCGCTGTTGCTGTATTAGCATTACAATACCTATAAATAAACACTTGACAATGGGTGCTATTATTGATATAATAGTTACTTAATTGAGAAGAACTTACTATGATTATAGCATATTTACATGGATATAACAGTTACTTCAAAGAGAACAATAAAGTCAAAGCACTTGAACTCTTAGGTAAAGTAGTCGGTCTTGATGTCGATTACAACAGAGGTAACGTCCTCATAGATGAAGTCAGTGATTGGGCAATAAAAGAGAATGTTGATCTGATCGTTGGTTGTTCTATGGGTGCTTGGCTAGCGTCTCATGTCGGTGCTAGTATTAGTGTTCCAGTAGTTATGTTAAACCCCGCAATGACTCCTGCTGTTTCTCTCAAGAAATACGTAGAAGTTACAGAGAATGCGCTAGACTTTGGTGGTCATCCCATGTTGCCAATTGATCGAAGCATAGTTGATGCTTATCTTCCTATCGCTACGAATGCTTGGGGTCTAGTTCTGCTAGAGAAAGATGATGCCCTTTTCAACTACAAAGACAGCGAAGACTATTTGACTAAATACTACAAAGTAATTGTCACTGAGGGCGGTTCACACCGTTACGAGAGCTTAGAAGATCGCCTCGAAGACATCGAATATTTAGTAGAATTATCAGGATTGAACTATGGGAACGAAGAACTTTAAAAGCTTTATAAACGAGCGGTTCATTAATGCTGTTGGTGATAGAGACGTAGAGTTAAAGACACAGTACGGTAAGCAAGTCTTTGATCTGCTTCAAAAGTCGTATGCCTCTATAGGTGGACTCAAGAGTAGCGGCTTTGAAAGTGTAGACGCCATGATAAAGAAGATTCCTATGTGGAAGATGGTTGTCAATAAAGGCACTGTAGAAGCAGTGATACTGTATAAAGACAAAGGTGGTCGTAAGTCTGTAGCAATGGGTAGTACTGGCTCTGACTACGCTAGAAAGCATCTTAAGACGATACTAGCAAAAGATATCACTCGATCATACGGAGAGAAGAGTAAGGCAGCATTGGGCGCATTGATGAAACTAGTGCCTTGGTCAGTACTTGAGCCGTATATTCAAAGAGCAGACGCAGTAGCGAAACTTGCTGCCCCAGACAGTGTAATGACTATAAAGGACTATCAGAAGAATGTTAGTCGTGATTTACCATCTGATGCAGTCAAGACTTTAGAGAAATATCCAGAACTTATGCCATATGGTTACTTTCGAGAATTAGGTGACAGTTATATATTTAAAGTAATGATTGGTTCACCAGGTAAAACAATTAAGTAAACACTTGACAACTAGCTAGAATACTGTTATAATAGCTACTTGCAACAACATTCGTAGAAGCATAAAGTAGATTTGTTTGGACTCGGGGGCAGCACCCGACAGCTCCACCATAAGAGCATTGTTTAGTGTTTTTATGATGGGGCTGACGCAGATTCGACAGACGGTTGAGGTTATGTGGAGAATCAGTCAATGCTAAAGACTGTAAGGGTTGGGAGTTCCCGACTAAAGAAGCTAATAAAATAATCGCAAACGATAATAATTTTGCACATGGTAACTACGCCCTAGCGGCATAGTCAACCGGGGATCAGCCTCATCCTAGCAACAGAACTAAGGGGCATTTTTTGAAATGGAATTGAGGTATGGTATCACCTGGACAGGATGTTAAAGCTACTGTAGTATAAAAGGAGGAGGCTTGGTTCACCTTGAGATGGATTCTCTAAACGAACCACCTTTCTTCACTAATTGATATAGGACTATATAATGACAAATTCAATCATCATCCCATCATCCGATAAAGATGTACAACGTATCAAAGGCGCTATGAACGAAATTAGTGCATCATTCACTCGTATCGATGCCGAGCGTGATTTCATTAAAGACGCTGTTGAGTCTTTGTCTGAAGATGTTGGAATTCCCAAGAAGTACCTCTCTAAGATGGCTAAAATCTTTCATAAAGAAAACGTATCTGAGTTGATCTCTGAGATCGAAGACATAGAAGCATTAATCGAAACTATTAGCTAGGAGACAACAATGTCTAAATTAGTTAGCACTACATTTAAGTTGCAGGAAGACGGTAAAGCTCAAGCACTGATCTATGAGACTGACGATGGTTGGTTGATCGAGTATTATGATCCTAGAGGCAGTTTGATTAGCAGTGAGACGCATTCTGGTAAGTCCCTACAGTGGGCTGAAGATGCCGCTGAGAACTGGGCGACAGGGATTAAGGTGCTCAATGGGTAGTAAAAAGGAATTAGCTATACTCAATCAATTGAACTCTGAGAATATTATGACTGAGATTTCTAAGCACATCTCGCAGGGGGTGCCATACATCGATGCAGTTGTTGATTATGCTCTTCGAAATGAGTTAGAGATCGAAGTTGTTGGAGAGATCATTCGTAAGTCGCCCTTACTTAAGGCCAGTATCTATCGTGAAGCTGAGACATTGAACATGGTAGAGAAATTGAGCAGATTGCCAGTATGACAAAATCCATATATTCGACAAGAGATGCGTTTGAATGCTACATATATTATCTAGCCTTGAAGCGTCATTTCACGTCGAATTATGACTTTATTAAATATAATGGTAAAGTGAACGCTCGTGTAGATGCATTTGAAAACAGGAAAGATAAGTTCTTCTTCTTCAAGCTATCAAAGCGAGAAGATTACAAAGGGTTTATCTTAGCCAATATGTTAAAGAAGCCTAACGTTTGGGCAGGGACATTAGTAGATAGTCCAGAAGCTGAGAAAGTCTATGCTGATTGGGCTAAACGTCAACAGTCTATAACATATGTGTTTAAGAATGAATTGGATGAGTTAGATGAGGACGACTTTAATGTTAACATCCTTGTAGAGGACGGTGAGTATCCTAAGCTGTTATCTCTGTACAACAGAAAGCTCGTATCGTTAGAGACTTTGATCATACTAGACGGTCTAACTAACTGCTTCAAGTATTGGAATAAAAGCATTCGTGATACTATCATCTGGCCTGAGATATGTAAACTGGCTAAGAATTATGCGCCATTTGTCACATATAATAAGGATAAGATGAAAAAGTTAATTGTAGAAAAGTATAAATAAATCGTCAGAAAGACTTGACAATACAGAAACAAAGTAGTATAATATCGCAATACGAAACGAATATATCGTGTAACATAAACTAGCATCATAAAACGAAAAGGTAATAATATATGTCATTTGCATCACTTAAGAAGAACCGAAGCGCATCATTCGATAAGCTTAACACTCAATTATCCTCTATGGACGGCAAGAAGAAATCTTACGGAAACGAAAACGACTGGAAAGCAACAGTCGATAAAGCTGGCAATGGCTACGCTGTCATCCGCTTTCTACCTGCACCTACCGGTGAAGAACTTCCGTTTGTACGTTACTGGAATCACGGCTTTCAAGGACCAGGTGGTTGGTACATTGAGAACTCTTTAACCACTATTGGTCAAGATGATCCAGTCTCTGAGTATAACTCTAAGCTATGGAACTCTGGTCATGATGAAGATAAAGAGACTGCACGTAAGCAGAAGCGTCGATTGAGCTATGTCGCCAACATTCTTGTAGTGTCTGATCCGTCAAATCCTTCAAATGAAGGTCAAGTTTTTCTATATAAATTTGGTAAGAAAATCTTCGATAAGCTGAACGATGCAATGAATCCTCAGTTTGCAGACGAAGATCCAATTAATCCTTTCGACTTCTGGGAAGGCGCTGACTTTAAACTTAAGATTCGTCAAGTAGAAGGCTATCGCAACTACGACAAGTCTGAGTTCTCTTCTCCTGCTCCTGTATCGGACTCAACTGGTACTGCGTTATCAGATGACGAAATGGAAGCAACGTGGAATAAGCAGCACTCCCTAGCCGAGATTGTTGATCCTAAAAACTTTAAGTCTTACAATGAACTGAAAGCTAAATTGAATAAGGTTCTAGGACTTAATGGCGGTTCACACGCA